GCGAAGAAATCGGAGTTACACAAGTCACCTACAGAAAAATCCGAGACGGTGGCGAAGTAAAGCCGAGCATTTACCAAAAGGCCATGCAGTGGCTTGCTGAAGATTATTAGAAAGGAGCGAACTAATGGAACTGGTTTATATAGACGGCAAGAAAGAGCCGCATACACTTAGCAGTATCGTTGCAGAATGCGCTGAAATTAAGCACAGACACTTGAAGATTTTGCTGAATAAGCACCGAGAGGACTTTGAAATCTTCGGAAAGGTGCAATTTAAAATTTCACCTTCAGAGAGTGGGCAAAATGCACGGGATTATATTTTGAACGAGCAACAGGCAACCTTGCTGATCACTTACTTACGAAATACAGAACCTGTCAAGGAGTTCAAGAAGAATCTTGTCAAAGCCTTCTTTGAAATGCGTGATGAGCTTTCTAAACGCTATCTTCAACGGGAACTGGAAAAGCCAAAGCGCAAGACATTAACCGAAGCTATCAAATCATGGGAGAAAGCACCCAAGCATGCCTATAGCACTCTTACAAACCTACTGCTAAAGGGAGCGACGGGGAAGAATAAGGTGCAACTCATGAAGGAGCGAGAAAGTAAGAACGGCATTGATGGCTTGACAAGTGCAGAACTGACAAACTACCAACGTTTGGAAGATATGACAATAGCTATGATCAACTTGAATATGGGTTATCAGGAAATCAAGGAATTAATTTTTAAAGCATAGGAGTATAGAAAATGGAAAATGATTTTAAGACAGTTACAAATGCCAAGGGCTTAGAAATTCCCAAGTATTTCAAGGATTTTAAAAAGCTAGTTGAGAAAGACAGACAACTAGCCGAATATCTTTGTATGAACTATGAGGACTTAGCAAGTGAAGACCTGGGCGCATTTCTTGAGACAGTAGAGCAGGGACTCAGCTGGATTCTGGATCTTATCGAAAGTAAAGACTTGCTTTATAAACCCAAGTCAGGGACAAAAGCATGAAACAAGATAACAAAAAAAGTCACTTGCTGAAAAATTGCCTGAACTAGAGGGCAAAAACATAGAAGAAATCGCAGGAGTGTTAGGCTATCGCAACTTAGACAGCTGCAAGGTTAATCTCTACAATCTCAGACAAAACAAGCGACTAGGTTTCAAAGTAGAAAAAGGAGTTTACACTAAGTTTGAACTCTTAGACGATACTGTAAAAGAAGAACTAGAAGACAAGGAACTTGGGGAACGTGGGCGCTATTTGAAGAGTGTAGACCGATACAAGGCTATGTTAAATGCCTTTTCTATCGCCTTTGATAGCACGGTTAAGGTAGAAACCAGACAAAAAGCAGAACACGACGGCTTGAAAGCCTTGGACAGAATCCCAGATAAGCACTACGCCCTACTTTATGACATGATGGAGGGTTAGTGATGGAAGCAAAAACACACTTCGCTAGATTCATGCGTAGAGCTATGGAGTTAGCAAGACAACTACACGGGAAAGAAATCAACCGCACAGAATTTGACAGAGCCTGGAAAAGATTAGGCGATCAAATCGAAAACGAAACGAAGAAAAACTAAGAAAACCGAAGAGCAGGCAAGCAATTAGAAAAGGTTTTGAAAAGTGAGTGCTGACAGGGCGAGTCTAGGCACTTGTTTAGAAAAAATGTGGGTGATTACCCACGAAACACCACTACAAGCGTACGGCAACATGGGGCAATAGCCCAGCGTTTGGAGTGGTGGGAAAACTGTATAGGAAACAACAAACAAAAGGCCATCAAGGTAATTACAAAACAAATAAATAGAGGTAAAAACATGTTAGCAGATAAATTAGAAGCTGTTTCAACAGATCTAGAAGAAATACAGGGAAATCTCACAGGGGTCAGAAACATCTTAGTTAAAAGAGCAATCAGTAGGGTATTAAATGACTTGGACGATATCTATAATGAACTAACTAGCACAGAATACCATGAGCAACAAAAAACGCTTAAGGAACAGACTGAAGAGATGAAACTAAATGTAATTGCTGAGGTAATAGGCGGGCTGGAAGGTAGAGAAGAATCCTATTATAGAAATTTTTGGGGTGATACTAAGTTTTTAAAATCACTTTCTCACTTTGACGGATTCCTTTTCTTACACACATACCTAGCTGAAATAACTAAAGAGAATGACTACCCTATGACTCCAGATCAAGTGTTAAATTATGTTTGGGAGGTCATAGCGGTTGATATCGCAAAGAAAAAACGAGGGAAAAAGAACGTTTTGGATTCATGGACAGACTCATCCCTATATACCCGTGGCATGATGATCGATTAGGAGAAATAGCATGAATGAACTAGATTTGACCAACACACAGGCGGTTATCTTCATGATGGTATTGATTGGCTTGTTACTTTATCTAAACCACCGAGACCGTAAAAAAAGCGCCGAAATCGAGCGAGAAAGTGCACAGACGATAGAAATGACTAGCGAGGATTTAAGCCCTGATTATGGGCGATATATCCAACTTGCAGGGGTTAAGCCATGGGGGTACTAAGATGTTTGAAAAAATGGTTGAAGAACTTAAAATCAAAATATTAGAAGCCTTAGAACGTTACCTAAAAAGCCATGAGAAAATACCGCCTAGAATGCTTAAGTTGATGAATAGAAGTGAAGTCAAGCAAGAGTTGAAAATCAGCGACAATACGCTAAGTAAGTGGGAAAGATTGGGCTTACGGCGCTATCAACCGCCCGACGAAGATTCAAGAATTGTATTTTATTTAGTGGATGACATTCATAAATTTATGGGGGTGGAAGAATGCGAGTGATCGAGTTGATTTTATCAGCTGACAAATTAGCATTATTTGCCTTTCTCAAGTCTACCCCTACACAAGTATGGAAGAATGGCAACTACTATAAGTTTGTGTACTACGAGCCGATAGGTGAGGGGCTAACGGATTTTCACTACAAAGGCTTATATGTAACTATCAGAGATGATAAAATCCATAAGGAAGGCTGGGAACTAACTAGATCATTGGAAATTGCTTTGGCTAGTCCTGACTTGCTGACGATCCTGAAAGATTTAGAAGTAAACAAATTGACAGAGCAACGGCAGGGGCTGGGAGTAGAGTTGAAAGGTTGGGTTCTTGACCTGATTTGTAACGGGATTTATACCAGATATGAGACTTCGGTCTTTGTTCGTTTACTATTTGTGAATGGCTACAGTTTTAGTCAGCTGGTGGACTTGTTTTCTGCAATCGTCAAACGGAAAGAACTAGCCAGCTATTTCCTAGAAGTAGCAACTAAATTCTATAAGGAGGTAGCTTTTGAATAGTGAAGAAATTGTAAATAAAATCATTGAAGAGAATCAGCCAAGAGCATCGCCTACCGTGGTGGACTTGACCCAAGCAAGGGAGACCAATGAGGAAAACAATAGCCTGAATCTAACGCCAAAAACCAAGGGGAAAGGCTTCTCTATAACCTTGGACAATCTCAAGAAGATTTTAAGTGGAGATAGCAAGCTGAAAGGGGCTATACAGTACAACACCTTTACTTATGAAATTGATGTGACAAAACCAACAAAGTTGAACGGTAGAACCTTAAGCGGTACAATCGATGATCTGATTATCAGAGAGATTAGGGCTTATATTGCTACAAAGTATAAGATAGATTATAAGAAAGGGGATATCGCCGATATTTTAGAAGTGGTAGCTGGAGAACATAGCTACAATCCTTTAAAAGACTATCTAGAAGCATGCGAAAGCGAGTATAAAGAATTAGTGAATCAGCGTGATCCTTTTGCTATTTTAAGGAATTATCTCAATATCAAAGATGATGAATATAACCGTATTATCATGGACTTGTTTTTTCGTGGAGCAGTTGCAAAGGTATTTGATCCCACTATTAAGTTTGATTTTGTGCTGGACTTGACCGGAAGGCAGGGAGTGGGAAAGACTCAATTTTTTGAGGGGCTTTTCACTCACAAGTATTTTACAACCGTTGAAACTTTCACAGACAAAGATGATAAGGCTAGGATGGTGAGAAACTGGTGTGTGTTTGATGATGAAATGGTGGCCAGTAAAAAAGCTAGCTTTTCAGAGTTGAAGAAGTTCATCACAGAAACTAAGCTAGAGTATAGACCGCCCTACGCTTCTAGTGATAGACGATTACCTAAGAGTTTCATCATTGTCAGGGCAACTAATGACCATGATTATTTAAACGATCTGACAGGGGAAAGGCGCTTTCTGGTTGCTGAAGTACATAAGGATACCACTTATAAGGGCAGGAAGTGGACGGAAAAAGACCGCAGAGCCTTTTGGGGCGCTATGGTAGTAGCTTGGAAGTCTAACCAGTCTTTGACGCTGACAGACGAGCAGGAGAACCTGGTAAATGAGGTAAGAAGTAGGTACAAATTTGCTGATGAAACTCTTGAGGATTTGGAGCGTTATTTGGCTTTACCTTTTCCTAAAAATATGTACCATTACCCAGTTACAGACAGAACCAGGTATTACTATATCTATGACATGATGAACGAGGGTTATTTTAGAAATAGTAAAGGCGGAACTGTTGAACTTGACACAGACACCTATGGCGAACTAGTAGAACGTGACAAGATGACTATAAACCTATTCTTCCAAGAAGTCTATCTAACTGACAAAGCACCACCAAAGGATAAAGCAAAGGTTAAAAAGTACATGCAAAATAAAGAGGGATGGGAACACAAACGATCTTTAAAATTTGGAAAAAGCGTTAAACCTGGTTACTCAAAACCTAAAAGGTAGTTAGGGTAGTCACTAACATAAAAAATGACTACCTTTAAGAGAGTGGCTAGAACCTTTAAACAAAAGGATTTAAAAACAAGGGTAGTTTTTAAGATTTTACTGACTACCCCCTAAACCCTTGATACAATTGACTTTTATATTAAAAAGTAGTTATTTTAGATTATTTATAAGTATATAGAGTAAATAGAGTTAAGGTGTTTATTATTATTTTTTTGTGAGCAAGGTGACTACCTGACTACGCTTTTTGTAACCCCTTGGGGCTGTAAGGCGGAGGTGGTAGTCACTAGATATCCCAAAATGACTACCTTTTTAGAGAAAGGAGGATATATGAACGAATTACATAAAGGTTGGATTTACTTCCTAAATCGTGGTATAATTAAAAGTGTAAAGTTGCCAGAATATGGTGACATTCGGTTGATAATTGCAGATGGTGTTGTGACCATGGTAGAAACCAAAACACAACAAAAATTTTAAATACTGACTTGAAAACAAGAGGTAGGACATAAGACGTAAATTACGTTTTTTGTTCTGCCTTTTTTGCTTGAAAATGAAAGGAAATAAAAAGATGACAATGAGACTTAAAGGACAAACAAGAAACGAATATATGCAAGCTAGAGAGGCATTTATGAATGCAGTGAAAACTAATGCTCCACAAGATCAGCAAACAAAACTTTACGGTGATATGTTAGACAGTCTGCAGGAACATATGATCGAAGAAGCTAAAACCGCATCATATTTAGAAGATGGCTTTACATCACAGCCTAATACTTTAAAGGGCAATGAAATGGTATTCTTTAATGAGTTTGATAAGAATATCCCTAAAGGGGTGGAAAAACTTCTCCCAGAGGAGACGATTGACAGAATTTTTGAAGATATAAAATCAGAACATCCCTTGCTTGAAAAAATTGGACTAAAAAACCTAGGAATCCGACTGAACTTTTTGACATCAGAGCGTAGCGGTGGAGCAGTTTGGGGCAAGGTTTTTGGAGAAATCAAAGGGCAATTAAAAGCCAGCTTTGGAAGCAGACAAGAAACTCAGCATAAATTAACGGCTTTTATCGTGATCCCGAAAGATTTCAAAGAACTCGGGCCAGTTTGGATTGAAAACTTTGTCAGAACACAATTGACAGAATCCTTTGCGGTAGCATTGGAAGAAGGTTTTTTAAATGGTGATGGTGATAATAAACCTCTAGGACTAACAAGAAAATTGACGGGAGTAGCTCAAGGTTCAAATATTACTTACCCTAAAAAAGAAAAACAGGCTTTAAAATTAACTTTTGAAAATCCTAAAGAAACTGTAAACCAGGTATCAGAGATCTTCAAATTTCACTCTGTAAAGGCTGATGGAGTTAGTTTTGTCGATACGACCAATAAGATTGTCCTTGTTGTGAATTCAGAAGAAATTTGGGAGATCGAGAAGAAAATAATTAATTTCACAGACAGCGCAGCATATAACAAGGCGGTACCTCTAAATTTACAAATCATTCCTTCAATCTCTCAAGAAAAAGGGAAGGCGACTTCTTTCATTCAAGGGCGCTATGATGCAGTTGTAGGTGGAGGCATTAACTTACAACGCTATCAGGATACACTAGCACTTGAAGATATGGATCTCTATGTAGCTAAACAATTTGCTTATGGTAAGGCTCATGATGAAAAGTCAGCTGCAATCTGGGAGCTAGATTTCTCAAAAAATCAAGAGCCAGGTATTGGAGGTTAATCGATGAATAGCACTGATGTAATCAATCTCTTTCTTTTGTATCAGGACTATAATCTAGTTTATGTTAATCCATTTCATGAACTCATGAAGAATCTTTTTCATAAAATGAATGAACAAGAAGCTACAGAATTCTTTAGTAAGCAAGAGGGAGTTAAAAAAGAAATACTAAACGAAATTGAAGAGTATAAACAAGACTACACTTCGATTTTAAGTGATATGTTTTTGACAACACGTCAAAAAGAAAATCAGTTAGAAAACGAATTTAAGCAGCGAGAAAAAGCCATCAGGGAAAAGTCATTAGTATATTTTAAAGACTGGAAAGAGTTTTCTCAGAACAAAATTTCACCTTTAGTTACTGATATGGCATCAACACTACAAGAAGAAAATAGTCTTTATCGTTCTGATATCTTTGAGTTTTTAGATAAGCTAAAGAGCTTTTACACTATCGAATCTCACGAGGTAGCTGCTGATGGATTTTTGAGAAGTAAACTCTTAGAGGAATATCAATTCAAGAATGTTGATAAGAAGTTTAAAGACAAGTACTATTACATTAACAAAGGGCAGCAACGATACTATGAGCAGGCCATTCTTAAAGAAATGGAACACTATAATCTTTCTCCAGATATGATTTTATGGAGTGACTTACTTCTAGAAGAGCTAGTACAAGATGATAAAATCAAGGGACATAGTGTTGAAGAATTTACAGAGTATATCTCTGGAGTGGTAGATGATTTTATAGATCAGAAAGAGCAAGAACTTATTAAACAAAGGGAAGTCTTTAATGATCTACCAGAGAAAAAGAAAAATATTATTTCTAAATTCTTTGGGCAATAAACAAAAAGAAGATGGGTTCGCGCCTATCTTTTTCCTTGTTCTTTTATGAATTCCTTGTTTTAAGGAAACAGTGAATTCATATTACAGTATCTTATAAAACACTTGATAGAGTAAGGAAGTAACTCACTAAGCGAATTCAATAGAATGTGTAAAACAATGAATTCATAAGAGATTATAGAGATACAAGAAAGCTGTTTTTAGTTCCGTTTTGTCAAAATAACAGGGTTTAGAAATTAGAAAGAAATTGTAAAACACCCCCCGTTATGAAAATTCGTGAAAATTTTCAGAAATGGGAACCGGGGGGAGGGGGCAACTGTCCAGATATTTAACGTTTTTTTTAAGGGGGTGGGGGGTAAGAAGGAAAAACTTGCTTAAAATTAGAAAATAAGCGAGTTTTTATGTTATACTTGTACCAGGTACAGAGAAACAAAAAAGCACGTCTGATCGTGCTAGTTTCTTGCCTGCTGAACTCATCGATTTAGTAGCCCTTTTTTAGGGGCTTTTTTTGTGAACTTTTTTAGGAACTTTAAATGATTTGTAAGGTTCTCTAATGAATTGCGTTTTTTAAAAATTCGGCAACACTAGTTTTTTTAGAGAGCTAAAGTGATAAAGCAATATTCGTGAAATATTTTCTACATAAAATGTGAATAAGTAATATTAT